GCCGCGCGTCGAGCAGATTCCCGGGATCGGGCTCGTGATTATCGGGTGGCTCGTCGATGGGATCGAGCTCGACGAGCGCGCGGTTATCGCGTTCTCGGCGCCGAACGGTCGCGGGTGGCTCATCGACGGCGCCCGGGCGATCCGTACCGCGATGGCGCTTGAGCGCGCGGCGAAGCATTACGCGGAAGAGCCGACGCCGACGATTGTGCTCAAGAATTCGTCGGGCGTCGACCTACCCGACGAGAAGGTCGCGGCGATTCTCGACGCATGGAAGGCGAGCCGATCGAAACGGGCGACGGCGTATCTAAACAGCGCGCTAGACGTCGATCACGTCGGGTTCTCGGCCGTCGAGATGCAACTCACCGAGGGCCGTCAACAGGCCGTGCTTGAGATCGCCCGCATGACCGGCGTACCTCACGGGTTGCTCGCCGCGTCGCCACAAGGCGCGACGCTCACCTACCGCAACATCGAGGGCGAGAATCAACAAGCGCTGCAAGCGATGGCGCCCTACCTCGTGGCGGTCGAGCAGCGCTTGAGCGCCGACGATGTTGTGCCACACGGGCAGCACGTTCGTTTTGACCTAACCGAGCTCATGCGGCCGGCGACCGGCGACCTCGTGCAGATGGTCGCGACGCTCTATCCGATGGGGCTCATCGACGCGCCCGAGGCGCGCGATCTGCTCGGGTTCGGCGCACAAGCGCCCGCGGGCCCACCGGCGCAACCGGCGCCGGCGCCTCTCCCGGCCGCGCCCGCGCCCGTTCCCATACCGGCACGATCGGGGCCCGTACCGTGACGACGACGCAGACCGTGATCCTGCTCATCGAGGTTGGCGTTATCGCCGGCGTCGCGCTCTTGACGTGGCTCGGGATCGGGCGGGGCTCGTGAGGTTCGTTCACCCGAATCAATTGCGCTTGTGGGGCGAGCTCGCCGAAGAGCCCGCGCCCGGGCAGATATGGGCGGCGGCGCCGATCGCCGGCGTGAACGAAACGCGGCGCACGATCTCGGGGCTCGTGGTCCCGTGGGATATCCCGGCCCGAGTGAATGGCGCCGATTTCCCGCTCCGGTTCGTGCGCGGCTCGATCCTCGTCGACGGCGGCGCCCGGTTGCTCGCGCATCACGACCGCACGCGCCCGCTCGGCGCTCCGCTCGATTTCAAGGACACGCCGAACGGATTGCGGGCGACGTTCAAGGTCGCGCGCACACGCGACGGCGACGAGGCGCTCTCGATGGCGAGCGACGGAATTCTCGATGGGCTCTCGATCGGCGCCGAGCTCGTCGACGTCGCCGAGCTCGCCGGCGAGATCGTCGTGAACGCGGCGCTCGCTCGCGAGGTATCACTGGTGACTCTCCCGGCGTGGGCGATCGCTCGCGTCGGTTCGTGAAAGGAAGGCAGCACTATGCGACACACGACCCGACGGCCGAGAGAGCTCTCACTCGTCACGGCCGAGGCATTTCGACCCGAGCGCGTCGACGACGACGGCCGGCCCGAGCTCGTAACCGGCGACGCGCCCGCCACCGGCGGCGGCGTCCCGGGCGACCCGCCACCGGCACCGGACCCGCCACCGGCACCGACACCGGACCCGCCGACGACGAGCTCTCCCGCGGCCGGCACGCCGGCAGCATCGGCACCGGCGAGCGGTTCGCCACCGGCGCCGGCACCGGCACCGGCCGCGGGACAGACCGTCGCGGAGGTACTCGCCGCGCTCGGCGTGCGCCCGGGTGCGGTCGCTCGGGTGAGTCGAGAGCCGAGCCCCTACATCGAGGGCGGCGGGCGAGTGAGCGAGCGGTTCGGATTCTTCGCGGACCTCTACGCGGCGGGCACGAGGGGCGACAGTGAGGCCGGCCGGCGCGCCGCGCAATTCCAGAGCCAACTCCGCGACTACATCGCGGCGGCGGCGAACGATTCGGCGAGCGGCGCCGACCTCATCCCGCCGGCGTGGGGCGGCGCGTGGTATGTGGATCAGATCGCGCAATTGCGCCCGGGCGTGAGCGCGTTCTCGTCGGCGAACATCACGGATAACCGGCCGATCCCGGTCCCGCGGTTCAAGGACACGACGCCGAGCTCGCTCGTCGGCGATCACGTCGAGGGGCAACCGGACGCGGCCGGCGTCGTGAATTTCGATCAGGTCACGGTCACGCCGAGAGCGAAGAGCGGGCGCGCCGAGGTATCGCGCGAGCTACTCGACGCGTCGCCGGCGCTCGCCGACCGCATCGTGTCCGACGCGCTGCGTGAGTCCTATTCACAGAGCACAGAGTCGACGATGGCCGGCGTTCTCGCGGCCGGGGCGACGGCGGGCCCGGCCGGCGGCGCGACGGCGGTCGCGGCCGAGCAAGCGATCCGCGCCGCGCTCGGGTTGCTCCCGGGCACGCGGTTCGCTCCCGGGCGCGTGATCCTGCCGAGCTCGCATGTGTGGGCGGCGCTCGTCGGCGCCGATGGGACGGACGGCCGACCGCTCTTCCCGTACTTGCTCAACGGGCCGACGAACGCGGCCGGCACGACCTCGGCGGCGTACGCGACCGGCTCGATCGCCGGCGTCGAGACTCGGCCGGCGTGGGCGCTCGATCCCGGGCAGATCATCATCGGCGCCGGCCCGGCCGACGCGATGAGTTTTGAGAGCTCGATGCTTGAGTTTCGATTTCAGGAGAAGAGCGGGCCCGAGCTCGTCGAGTTCAATGTTTGGGGCTATTTCGCCGCGGTCGTGTTGCGAGCAAGCGGCGTAATCCTCATCACGTCGACGGTTGCCGGCGGCGATGCCGGCGAAATGGTCGCGGCCGGCAACGGCAACGGCGGCGCTCGCAAGGGCAAGGGCGAGTAACTCGCCGGCGATGCCAGAGGGGCCCGTAACCGTCGACGAGGTACGCGACCGCTTAGGCGGCGCGCCCGCGGCCGATGACGCGGACCTGCAAGGCGCGCTCGACACGGCCGAGGCTCACGTCGTCGCGTTGCTCTGCGAAGAGTGGCGCGACGCGGCGACGTGGCCGGCCGATCTTCACGACGGCGTACTACTCGCGGCCGTGCTCACCTATCGCAACGCGGAGAGCCCGACGCCGGCGGCGGCGGTCGACGGTAGCGGCGCGCCGATCGTCCCGCCGATCGCGTGGGATCGCTGGACCCGGGCGCGGCTCGGGGCGTACCTCACGCCGGGCTCGTGGGCCCAGTAGCGGCGATGAGCTACCTCGGCGACGAGCGGGCGAAACTCGTCGAGGCGCTCGCCGGCGATGAGTTCACGACGGCGCCGAACACGGACGCGATTAAGGCGCTCCCGGCGATCGTCGTCGAGCCGTCGCGCGCCTCGTGGCTCGATGGCTCAGTCGATAGCGGGCCCGGGCGCGTCGTGCGGTTCTCGATCGAGGCGCTCGTCGTCGTGAACGGTCAAGAGCCGATCGGCGCGCTCGTCGACCTAGAGGATCACGTCGAGCTCGTGCTAGAGCGCTTGCCGAAAGGGTGGCGGTTCGATCGAGCAGAGGCGCCCGTACCCGAGCGCACGCGCAACGGCGAAATAACGGCGCTCCGCTCGACGCTCACGCTCTCGATGCGCTACTCGATCACCTAACGAAAGGAAACACACAACATGCCGAACGCGATAATCCTCATGCCGGCAGAGTTCACGGTCACAGTCGGGACGGTTAGTTGCGAGTGTCAAGTGAGCGAGGCAACGGTCAAGTTCGATACGACGACCGCGACAATCAAAACACTGTGCGCCGAGAGCGAAGTCGCGACGGCCGAGAAAGGCACGCTCACGCTCGCCGGGTATCAGGACTACACAGAGGCGCAAGGGCTCTGCAATTTCCTTTGGGAAAACTCGCTCAAGCAAGCGACGTTTGTAATCACGGGCACCGATGCCGCGGGCAACACGGCCGAGCTCACCGGCGATATGCAAGTGCGGCGCCCGCCGTTCGGGCCGACCGCCGACGACGCGGCGAAATTCTCGATTGACATTCCCGTGATCGGGATTCCCGCGCTCGCCGTCACGCCGGCCGGGCCGTGAGCTCGTGGCGACACGGATCGAGATCAAGGGACAGGCCGAGTGCCATCGAGCGCTCACGGGACTAACGGGCGACCTGCGCGATCTGTCGAGCCTTAACGCGGACGTCGCGCGCGTGCTCGTGTCCGCGATCAGCGCACGGGCGCCGGTCGACTCGGGCGCGCTCGCCGGCTCGTTTCAAGGGACCGGCACGCGTGACACGGCCGAGGCGAGCTCGTCGCTCCCGTACGCGGGCGTACAGAATTACGGGTACGCGCGGCACAACATCGCGGGCAAGCATTTCGCCGAGGCCGCGCTCGCCGAGGCGGCGCCGGCGGCAGAGGACAAGTACCGGGCGGGCATCGGGAAACTATGCAAGAAAGCCGAGGGCAAATGAGCACGACGAACGGGCCCGGCGTCGGCGAGCTCCCGCCGGCGCTCGCCGATATCTCGATCGACTCGCTAGAGGAAATGGAGCGGCGCACGGGGCGCCCGTTCGGCAAGGTGATCGAAGAGCTCGCGTCGGGCGCGTTCTCGATCGCCACCATGCGCGAGCTCGTGCGCCTCGTCGAGCCCGACCGGGAAATCGGGACGCTCGGCGAGCTCATGGACGCGGCGCAAGAGTTCATCCCAAAAGGAGAGAGCTCGGGGCAACCGTGACCGAGATACGCGTTCGGCTCGCTCGCGTGTGGGGATGCTCGCCCGTAGCGCTCCGTGAGCTCAACCTCGGCGAGCTCGTCGCGATGGGCGAGGTTCTCGACGCCGAGAGGCGGGCGCGCTAATGGCGGGCGCGACGAGCCTCGTCATTTCGGTACTGGCCGACGTATCGAAGGCCGTCGAGGGGATCGACAAGGCCGACAAAAAGACGCAATCGTTCGGCACGACGATGAAGGCGGCGGGCGGCGCCATCGCCGGCGCGTTCAGTACCGAAAAAATAATCGGGTGGGCTCAAACGGCGCTCTCGGCCGGTATGGAGCTCAAGGGCGCGATGAAAAACGTAACGCTCGTGTTCGGCGACGCGGCCGATGGCGTCAAGGCGTGGGGCGAAACGGCGGCGAGCTCGTTCGGCATGACGGCGAGCGCGGCCGACGAGGCGGCGGCGAAGGTCGGCGTAGCGCTAACCGGGTTCGGACTCTCACAACAGGACGCCGCGAAATATTCAGAGGCGCTCGTGCAACGCGCGACCGAAATGGCGAAGGTTATGGGCGTCGACGTGAGCGAGGTTCTCGCGAAGGTATCGACCGCCATGCGTGGCCGTACCGCCGGGCTCAAGGATTACGGCGTCGTGATCGAGAAGGGCACCGGGCAAGCGACGAACATGGCGAAGGCTCAAGGCGACGTCGAGAAGGCGACCGCGAATCAAACGAAAGCACAGCAGCACCTAGCCGACGTTCAGACCGACCTCGCCGGCAAAACGACGCTCACGACGGCCGAGCAGCGCCGACTACGCGACGCGCAAGACGGCGTAACGAGCGCGAACATGGCGCGCCTCGCAACCGAGGACCAGGTCGCGACCGCGACGACTACCTCGTCAGGTGCGACCGAAATCCTTAACGCGTTTCTCGATCAAACGAAACAGTACGGCGGGCGAGCCGATACGACGATGGGCGAGTTCCACGCGACGATGGGCAACCTCACCGAGCAACTCGGGCTCGCGCTCATCCCGGTACTAAATACGCTCATGCCGATATTTCAATCGCTCGCGAACTGGGCGACGACGCATCGAGCGACGTTTAACGCGATCGTGATCGTCGTCGGCGCGCTCGCGCTCGCGTTCTCGATCGCCGCGACCGCGGCGGGAATCTTCGCGCTCGCGTCGCTCTCGGCGATGTGGCCGATCCTGCTCGTCGTCGGGGCGGTCGCCGCGCTTATCGCGGTCGTCGTGCTCATTATCAAGTATTGGGGCGATCTGGTCGGGTGGTTCCATACGGCCGTGGGCGCGGTGCAAGGTGTGATCGACAAGCTCGGCCCGCTCATCTTCTTATTCGGCCCGCTCGGCGTGGCGATCGGTACCATCGAGAATTTCGGGAAGGCGTGGGATGCGGTACATACGGCCGTGAGCGCGGTGCTAACCGTGATTCAGAAGGTCGTCGATGCGGTCGGCGGCGCGGCGAGCAAGATCGGCGATTTCCTTTCGCATATCCCCCACATTCCCGGGCTCAATATCCCGGGCGTTACGACCGCGGCGGGTGCGAGCTCGGCCGGCGTGAGCCCGTACGCGTCGCCGGTCGTGTTCGCTCCGTCGATCACGTTTACCGGCGACGTCGGCGATCCCGTGCTCGCCGGCCGGCGCATCGTGGCGGCGCTTGAGTCGTGGACCGCGGCGAACGGCCGGCGCCGTGTGGCCGCGCTCGTGGGCCCATGAGCCCGAACGCGGCGCTCGCCGGCTCCGTGTGGGCCGAGTGGGCCGAGGTTCGCGTCGACCTCGGCCGCGTGAGCTCGTGGGTCGCGTCGGGTACCCAGTGGGGCGGCGGCGCGTGGGGCGTCGACGAGTGGGGCGCCGGGTACCTCACGCCGAGCTCGTGGCTCGACGTCACGGCCGATATCGAGGCGCTCGATCTGGACACCGGGCGAAACGGCGTCGACGACCCGGGCGAAATCGGGACCGCATCGCTCACGCTGTACGACCCGGCCGGCGCCTATGCGATCGCCGGCGGGCCGAGCTCGGCGCTCGGCGCGCTCGTGCGTGTGACTCTGCGGCACATGGCGAGCGATGGGGCGCGAATCTCGTTCTACGGGAAGGTAACCGACGCGAGCGCGGTCGGTTCGTTCACCGAGCCGACGACGACGCTAAAGGCGATGGACCTGCTCGGCTCCGTGCTCTCGACCGATGACGTCGACGCGTTACCCGCGCAAAGTGTGACCGAGCGGCTCACCGAGCTACTCGACCGCGCCGGGTTCCCGGCCGTACAGCGCGACCTCGCCGACGACCCGACCGCGCTCGCCGGCGTCGACAAGGTGGGGAATCGACTGGACGCGGCACGCGGCGCGGCGGCGAGCTCGATCGGCGGCTCGTTATGGGCCGCGGGCGATGGCACGATCCGCTACCGGCGCGGGACGTACATACTCGACCCGACCATCGAGCCCGAGTTCCGCATCGGCACGGCCGAGGGCTATGTGTGCCCGAGTCGACTCGATCCCGCGGTCGCGGCGTCGCGCGTGGTCAATGTGTACGACTGGACCTCGCAAGATAAGAGCGTGAGCTCGACCGCGAGCTCGCTCGACTCGATTCGCCGATACGGCCGGGCGTCGAGTGTGCGAACCGACATTCTCAATACGCGGCAAGGCGAGCTCGACGAGCATGTGCGCGACGAGCTCTCGCGCTCGGCGTTCCCGCCCGAGCAGATCGACGGATGCGAGATAACCGTTCACGACGACGCGAGCGCCGAGCTCGTGCTCGTCGAGATAACCGACTCGCTCGACGTGAGCTATACGGGTTCGGCTCCGTGGGCCGGCCCGTACCTCGTCGGCGGGTACGCGCATCACATCGGGCCCGATAGCTGGACGATCGACCTCAAGGCGTACCCGGCGACCGTGGGCGCGGCGTGGGGCGTCGCTCGATGGGGCGAGGCGACGTGGGCCGCATAGTGGAAAGGAACTAACGCGATGCCGAATCCCGATCGACCGCAATATCAAGACACAATCGAAGAAACGTGGGGACAAGCGGTCGCCGATACCGTCGTGCGCCGGTACGCGACGACGGCCGATCGCGACGCGGACCTCGGCGCGTTCCCGCCGGCCGAGCTCGCCGGGCAAGTGGTCGTAATCGTCCCGGGCGCCGGCGCGACACCGTATTTACAGATTCACAACGGCGTCGCGTGGTACACACCGGGCGCCTACGGCGCGCGGTGTTACATGAGCGACTTTCAACTACCCGACTACACGGCGCCGGCGCGGCTCCCGATGACAAAGGATTTCGACCCGTTCGGGTGCGTTCGCCCCGTGACCGGCGGCTCGTCGCCGAATACATATTTCGCGCCGGCGACCGGGCTCTACTTTTGCGATGCACAGTGGGGCGGCGATATCGGCGGCGGCAACTCGTTATCAGTAGTTCAATTCCGAGTGAACGGCGCCGGGGGCGCGGGGATTCGCTCGCATCTAGCGCATGTGTTTATCGGCAAGGGGGCCGGGTGGCGTGAATGTGTGCGGATAAGCGACCTCGTGTCACTGAACGCGGGCGACGAGATAGCGCCATTCGCCGGCTGTATGGGGCTCCCGTGGCTCGGCGCGCCGAATACCAAACAGAACAATTATTTCTCCGTTCATCTCGCGCAAGCGGGCTAGTGGAAAGGTAGACACGATGCCACTCGACGACGAGCTCGCGCGCTGGCGCGAGTGGCCGGGCCCGCGCGAAGAGCCCGAGGGCGCCGGCGAACCGTGGGCCGACGACGAGGATCGAGCCGCGGCCGAGCTCGCTCGACGTCGAGCAGCACGAGGCGAGCTCGACGAGGGCGCGCCCGATCGCCGGCATGGCCGGCACGCAAGGGGCGACGATGACTCTTAACCGCGTCGCGATGCCATCGCCGAACTACTCGACGCGCGGCGGCGCCGGCGTGCGCCTCGTCGTATTGCACACGACTCAAGGCGCGGAAACGGCGACCGCGCTCGGTTCGTATTTCGGCAATCCCGACGCGAACGTGAGCTCGCATGTGGGGATCGACGACGAGCTCGGGGCCGGGGCCGTCGCCGAATATGTACCGCCGGGGTATTCGGCATGGACTCAAGGCGAGGCGAACCCGGTCGCGGTGTCGGCCGAGCTCTGCGCGTGGGCCGAGTGGGATCAGGCCGAATGGGACCGTCACCCGGCGATGTTGCTCAATGCGGCCGAGTGGGTCGCGGAAGAGTGCGCGCGGTTCGGTATCCCGATCCGCTCGCTCACGGACGCGGAGGCACAAGGCGGCGCGGCCGGCGTGTGCGATCACGTCGACCTCGGCTCGTGGGGCGGCTCACACTGGGACTGTGGCGGCGGGTTCCCGATGGCCGACGTAATCGCACAAGCACAACGCGGCGGCGCACCGGCGCCGGCGAAACGAAAGGGGCGAAACATGATCGCTGCAACATCGACCGGGGGCGGGTACTGGACGAGCACGAGCGACGGCGCGATCGGCGCGTTCGGCGATGCTCAGTACCGGGGCGGCGGGTTCGATCCCGACGTCGTGACCGGCGAGGTAATCGGGATCGCCGGCAAGGGTACCGATGGGTACTGGCTCCACACGAGCGACGGCGGCGTGCTCGCGTTCGGCTCGGCGGCGTACCTCGGGCGACCCGATCGAGCGTGAGCTCGTGGGGCTCACGTCGGCCGAGTGGCTCGCTCTCGGCGTGGGGATCGGGACGCTCGCCGGCGCGGTAACAGCGCTCATGTGGCGAGTGTTCGGCCGCGGGCCGCGCGATCGCGATTAGCTCCGCACACGATCGCCCGAGAGGGCACGAAACGCGACGGCCGGGCCCTAGTGCCAGAGAGTGAGCAGGGCGGCAACGGACGAGGCGCCCCGGGCGGGAGGTGGCTCGTCGGATGAGCTACTCGACCCGGGGCGCCCCTACCGGCGCGGCGCAAGCTGTCAGACACACGGGCGCCGGTACGTTGCCGCGCCCGATGCTACCGGCCGAGGGTGCGCCCTACGGATACGGCCGCGGCGCGCTCGGCGTCGTCGACGGCGTGAGCGTAGACATCGAGCAGGATCGCGGGATCGTGGCCGAGGTAGCTCGCCATGCTCTTAACGTCGCCACCGGCGGCGAGGCCTTGTGTCGCGAAGTAGTGGCGAAGGCCGTGCGGGTGGCACGCGGACACCGGGAGGCCGGCGTCGGCACAGAGCTCGCGCGAGCGCCGGCTCACATAGTCGGGCCGGTACGGCGTCGAGCCGTGCGGCATCGTGTCGGGCCCGAACACGAACCCGCGCCGGCCGTCGAGCTCGACCTCGGCGGCGAGGCAGAGCGACTCGCGCCGGGCCCGATGGGCGACGAGCTCGGCGAGCGCCTCCGGCGAGAGCTCGATCGTGCGCCGGCGTCCCGTTTTCGTCGTTCCCTCGGCGTAGCGCTTGCCTTTGGGGCTCGTGAGCGCGCGGTGAATCTTGAGCGTCGAGCGCTCGACGTCCAGATCGCCCCACCGGAGGGCACAGAGCTCGCCGCGGCGGGCGCCCGTGAGCGCGGCGACGCGGAGCAGGACGCCGAGCGTCGGGTTCGCCCGCTCGACCGCATCGAGGTACCGGCGGGCGAGCTCGGGATCGGGCGCGGTTCCCGTGGGCCGCGGCTCGGGCGGCGGGCTCGCGCTCTTCGCGGTGTTGCGGTCGAGCTCGCCCCACCGGACGCCGGCCGAGAGCGCGCCCGAGATGAGGGCGTGCCAGGCGCGGACACCGGAGGCGCCGAGGCCGTCCCGGTCGAGCCGGGCATAGAGGGCGTCAAGGTCGCCGGCCGTGATCGAGCTCGCCGGCGAGCGGCCGAGCGCGGTCCCGGCGAGTAGCTCGACCTTCCGACGCATTTCGGCGAGGTAGCTCTCGGCCCGGCCGAGGCGCTCCCGGTCGTCGACGTAGCGCCGGCAGAGCCCGGCGAGGGTGTCGGGCGACTCGTCGGCGAGGGCGACGTCGAGCTCGTCATAGAGGCGCCTCTGAAGGCGCTTCGCGGCGTCCAGATCGCCGCGCTCGACCCGCACGAGGCGCCGGCGATCGCCGGCCGTCGTCGAGCTCGCGACGACGCGATATCCGCCGCGCGGGTGGTGGGTGATCCCGGGCGGGAGGCGCCGGGCGGGTTGCTTGCTCTTCCGTGTGTCTGACATGCGGTCAAGTTTACCAGGCCGGCGGCGCTCGGGCACACGCTCGGGCACACGGCCGAAACGTATGTCTGTCGTATGTCTCCGTTTTCCCTGCTCAAGCGGTCGGGCTGGGGGGACTTGAACCCCCGACCTCTTGACCCCCAGTGACGAGCGGAATCGCTCTAGCTGCGGAAATAACCGCGATGGTCCTGCTCTGGCCTACCTCGTGACCAGGGGCCCTAGTCGCGTCGGGCACACATCGGGCACACGCTCGGGCACACGCGGCGCCGAGGCCTAGCGCGAGGCACGAGCGCGGGCCCTGCTCGGCGGCGAGTCGCGGCGAGCTCTTGACGCGGAGTCGATCGGCGAGCTCGACTGAGGCGCGGAGAGTACCGGGCCGAGTACGAGCGTTCCGAAACCCATCGGCGCGCTCGATGGCTCGGGTGAGGGAGGGCGCCTCGTGGGCGATCCCGTAAGTGCCAGAGCCGAGGCCTACGGCGCGCGGCTCAAGGCCGAGGCGAACCGGCAAGGGTTCCTCGGCCGTGACCTAGCCGACCTCATCGGCGTAAGCGAGTCGGCCGTGAGCCGATGGTTCTCGGGCGAGCGGGAAATCGCCGAGCGCCACCGGCAAGCGCTCGCCCGGGCGCTCGACGTCCCGCTCCTGGCGCTCTTCCCACCGATGGCGCCGACCGGCGAGCGTGTGGCATGAGCCGCGACGAGCTCGCCCCGACGATCGGGCTCGACGAGGCGGCTCGATGGCTCGGGATTTCGTACGAGGGCGCTCGCCGGCGAGCTCGGGCCGGCCGGCTCCCGGGCGCGTTTCAGATCGGCGCCCGCTGGCGCGTGTCCCGCCGGGCCCTACTGCGGGAGATCGAGCGGCTCGCCGGATTGGGCGCACACGAGCCCGTTATCGCTCACGAGCGCCCCGGGGCGCCGGCCCGGGCCCGTGTGCCCGCGGCGGCTCTCGATGGCTCTCGGGGCGTTTCAGGCTTGACTAGCGGGCCGAGGTTCATCGCGGCGAGCGAGCCGTCGCTCGTGCACAAGCGAGCTCGCAAAACGTGAGCGGGCTGTGCTTTTTTCTATTCCTGAATTCTTCGAATTCAGTAATAGGGGGGCGCCTCGTCTGTGGACAAGGTGGCTCAAGTAGGACGGTTCCGTCCCGTGTCGGCTCAAGTAGGACGGTTACGCAATTGTGACTGTGCACAAGTTTGGGGATATCGCTGTGGGCGACGAGGTTCGGCTCAGTGAGCCCGAACGGTTCGCCGGGTACTACGCGACCGTCATCGAGTGCAACGGGATCGAGGCGCTCGTCGAGTTTCCCGATCGAGCTCGCTCCGTCGTGCCGATCCTCACGCTCGCGCTCGTCCTACGGCCGGCGCCGGCCGAGCCCGATCCGTTTGCGCCCGACGACGACGAGCTCGACGAGTGAGCGCCTACCGGGGCGCCACACGAGACACCTATCGAGGGCGGGCGATGCTCGCGGCGGTCGAGGCCGTGCAAGGGCCGCGGGGCGTCGGCTCCTGCGCGTGGCCGGGATGCTTGAACCGTTGGGAGCAGGTCGATCACATCCTCGCCCGAGTGCTCGGCGGTACCGACGACCCGAGCAACCTGCAGGGGCTCTGCCGATTCCACAACGCGGCGAAGGGCGACGGTACACAACGGGGCTACCGCCGGCCGGCGCCGAGGATCGGCGACCCGGGCGAGAGCTCGCGCCGGTGGCTCCCGTGACGATCGAGCGCTATTACGAGCTCATGGGCGAAATCGTGGCGGCACTCGGCGAAGTCGTCGCCGAGCTCGGGCGCCTCCGTGTGGCGGTCGAGGTTCTCGCCGGCATCGAGCTCGACCGGCAGGCCGACGAGCTCGCCGGGCCCGGGCCGTTCGATCAGGGCGACGAGCTCTGAGGCGGGCCGTGTTCGTTCTCGCGATCAGCGCGTCGGCCGGCGTGCTTGTGTACGGGTGCGCCGGCGACCCGATCCGACCGGCCGCGCTCACGAGCTCGACGACGAGCTCGACCGCGGCCCGGGCCCACGCGACGAGCACGAGCTCGACGACGACGAGCGCTCCCGCCACTCCACCGGCCGCGGCGCTCGATCCGTCGACGCTCGCCGCGTGGTCCCGGGTGGCGGTATGCGAAGAGGGCGGATGGATCGGGTGGGCCGGGCCGGGCTATCCCGATTCGCTCGGGATCAGCGCGGCGAATTGGTGGGGCTATGGAGGCGGCGCCGATCTGTCGCCGGCGGCTCAGATCGCGGTCGGGCAGCGCATCGAGGCGGCGGCGGGTGCGCCCGGGTTCGTGCCCGACCAGTACGGGTGTGCGGCATGGTGAGGGCGCCGGCATGGTGGGCCCGGCGCCGGCGCCGGCAGCGGATCCCGATCCCGTTCGACTGGGCCGAGCTCGTGCCCGAGCTCACCCGAGCCCGAGAGGCTCACGTTCGGCTCGTGTCGGCATGGCCGCGCCCGGGCTCGGCGCTCCGGTTCCCGCCACCGAGCACGCCGGGCCCGGGCCGGGATCACGACCGGGGGGAGGCAACGGGGACACGGACCCGGGTACCGACCCGGGGGGATCGACCGGGGGGATCGACCCGGGGGGAGTGACCCGGGTACCGATACCGGGGGGCTTACCCGGGGGGCTACCCGGTACCCGGTACCCGACCCCGGGCACGGGCTCGGGTTCGTGTGCTCGACGAGGCGAGAGCTCTCGCTCGTTCGTGCTCGTTCGTGGCAGTAAGTGAGAGCAGGTACACACACGCGGCGAGCTCGGCCGGCCGAGCGAGAAGAAAAAACGCGGAGTGAGTGAGTCGTCGCGAAGAGAGAGAGCGCCGACGTCGAGCTCGACGCGACGCGCGGCTCGGCGAAAATTGAATTTCGATTTCTTAAAGCGCGGGAGTCGGCGTGGCTCAGCCCCGGGAGTTCCCCCACCGGGCCCAAAAC